TCAGCGCAAGAAATCTTTAACATCGACATTATCCATGGAGTCCCAGCCATTATCAACAGCATAGGACGATGCAATCTCGCCAGTCGAACCGAAGGTCTTTTCGACAGCATCAACCTTGGACTTCTTAGCAGGCACCTTAGCAGCCGCAGCCTTAGCCAAGTTCTTAGCAGCAGGCTTAGCAACAGCAACGACCTTCACGGTCTTTGCAGTCTTAGCGGGCGCAGCAGCCTTGGACTTAGGCTGCATATTGCGGAAATACTCAGCGTTCTTCGGTTCAGCAACGAGAGTGTAAGAGACGATACGGCGACCGTCTTTTGTGCAATCGAAAACGAAACCATCGCGGCGCAGGAACGAGATATACTTTGCAGCATAGTCGCCAGTGCCAACATAGTCATTGATTTCCTTGGGAGTGACCGACTTATTGAGTTTGATCACCGCAAGAGCGCGATATTCGGGGCGAACGCCATTAGAAGCAGCAACGATAGGCATGTGTGTAGTCCTTTCTGTGTGTGTTGTAGTCTTAATGATAGGTAGGATAGCCTATTTCAAGGCTATTGTCAAGTGGTTCGCCAAAGAAAACTTGAAGAATTTCCTTGACGGTTTCCATGCTTACGCGGTCGTCATACATTGCAACATAGGAAAACACATCGTTTTCCGTCTTAGCGCCAAGGTCAACAGCCTCGACAACTAATTCCTCAACAGACATGAGCCAGTCTTTCATCGCGCCCATGATCAAGCCTCCAGAACGTAGGGTTTGTTCCACTTACCGATATTAACATCAACATACCAGCCAACATCGAAATAATCAATCTCAGCGCGGCTATTATCGTGATTGCCGTCATTCAAAGCATTATACACTTCATCAAGGAATTTCTTGATCACCTTGTCGTTGAAGTGTTCATGATACCAATACTTATTAATTGACAGGTAGTCCTTAGCAGGACTGCCGAGACGAAAACCACCGGGCCGTTCATCAACAGTCTCATTAAAGTTCTTAATAAAATCAAGCGAACCTGATTTGATATTGAGAACAAGTGTCGAATGGTTATTAACAGCAAGAGAGCCCTTGATGCCATACCGCTTAAGGATGGACTTGACAACAGGAGCAATCTTAGCCTTGCGTTCTTGTGACATATAAGCCATGTGTGTTTTCCTCAAGCGTAACGGCGACGGGTTACATCGGTGTTGTTGAATTGGGTCGAAGGAACAGTATCTTTCCAGCGAATGCCAGGTAGATCATCTTTTGCCACTTCATTTTCACTTAGATAAACGAAGCCGCGATAGCGTTCAGCACGAAACAGGATATTTTCAATCATGCAGATAATGCCGTAGCGGCTCTCACGGGAACCGCCACGGGCGGACAGAAAGCCGTTTGCATACTGGATGAGACTATCGATATCGACGGTCTTGCGGGCGACTGGCATAGGAACCTCTCTAATCATCATGATAGGATCATATCACAGTTGGAAGGACGGTCAAGCATATTTTTGCAGGTCTGGTATGCAAAGGAGCATGGCTTACCATAGGTCAACCTGCTACCCTAACGTCAGTATTGAGGCTCGGTTTGAGTTCGCGGATCAAGTGTCGCTCGACCATGTGGGCCAGTTCTTTTCCTCTAACCACTTCAAGGGCTTGGACCTCGAAAGCCTCCGGACCATGTTCGCGGATCGCCTGGCAGAGCGTCCAGGATCGACCTTCGGTCAAAGCGCGGCGGACATGCTTCTGCCACCGGCGCTTAAGGGAACGCTTCGGAGAGCGTCCTTCCACATAGGTCACACCGATATAGTCTAAGCCATTGACGGATAAGCGATAAATGAGGTGGTTGCGGTCGGAGCGCGCCTTGCGCTTACGTTTGATAAGGTCATTTGTCATCATGTAGGTAGGATAACACGCCTGTCCGATAGGTCTATAATACTTTAGTCTAATGTGGCAAAGAAGCAACAGTGTGGTGTTTAAGCCACACATTTCCAGTTATAACGGAGATATGTCTGGTAGAGGTTCTGAGCGACCTCTTCCACATCAGACATATTGACCTCAGGAACCTCGACCAGTTCTGTATTGAACGCCCAAGCCCATACCATGTCCTTATAGTTCTCATAGACCTTGCCGTTTGCAGCAGGAACCTTAATCTTTACATCAGAGGTCGCAATGCCATATTTCTTCGCCATTGCAGAGCGATAGCCCATCTTATAAGGACGCTCAATAATCGCAACGATTTTACCAACAGCACCCTTGTCAGAGCGACCCTTGACAACCTTGACCACCGAGCCCTTGCGCTTCTCCTGCGCTTCCTTCTCAAAACGCTCTTTTGCTTCATTAAAGGCGTTCATAGCAATCCAAGAGCGCACTTCGTTTTTGACTTCTTCCGTAGCGTCAACTTCGGCGCTATCGATCCATACATCAACCTTGACACGCTTTTCGACCGGGTCCCAGTAACGGGCGCAATAGGCTTGTTCCCACAGGTCGGACATGACCTGCTGGCTCTCATAAAACTTTTCGAGGACACAGCCTTGAGCGAACGTCTCGGTTGACGTATCGTAAGCCTTAGTCTCATAATTGTAGGTGCGGGTGGTCTTGGTGATAGCCATGAGAAACTCTCCTTAATCTTGACTCCTTTATACAGGAGCCTGATTAAGAAAGCAACCATTATCTTTGCATACCAGCCTTGCACCGGATGCATATACTAAACCATTGATTTTATTGACTTTTTGCGTATGCGCTAAGCCATTGAAATCATTGGCTTTTTTCTAGCGACGATTTTGAGTGTAAAAATCGTCCACTTCGTCATAGTCCGAAGTGTGTTCCGCCCAAACCTTTTTCCAGTTCTTAATCGGTCTGCGGCGGTGATCGGACAGTTTCTTGCCTTTATCCTGTCGATCCATTTCATAATCATCATCATATTCGTCATGAGAAGTAGAATTACGATTATTTTTCAACTTCATTTTGTCTTCTTACGTCCTCGTTTTGTTTTGGGCGATCTTTCATAATACAATTTAACAAGATTAATGCCCTTCTTGTTAAACAGTTCTTTCCAAGCCATGAATGAAGGTCCATGGCCTAAAGGTTGCTCATTTATATATTGATAATGGTGAATGAGTTCGTGTGCTAAGATTTCTACAAAAAACTTCTCTGAAAAGTATTTGTCGCTCATGCATAGTTTTGAGTATCTTAGATCGTCACCTTTTTTGATAGGATAGTAATGGTAGTATGCATAACATTTTCTTCTACGGCGTATATCGATTTCATCAAGTTTCGTTAAAGAACCGTCGAACAGTTCTTTATTGAGTATTCTAATCCATTTTTTACATTCAGTCAATGTTGTCTCATATTCTTTTTTAATAGAAGACTTACAATTTTTTTCTGTCATTAACTTTTCTAGTTTAGACAGTTTCTTTTTCTTTTGTGACATATGTGTTCCTTAAAAGGGGTGAACACATAATATATGTCAATCAACCTGTGAATCATGGCAGAAGATCAGGAAAAGCCTCTTTAACGATTTTATAATCTAAACCTTTAATCCTTGGCTTTTTAAGAAGCATCATCATATAGACTTCTGCTTCTCTTTTTTCCAATGCTTCCAAAATTTGGATTAATATCTGCTCTTTGCGTTCATAGGGCAGATTTGGATCCACACGAGGATTGTTCTTTTCAAAAAGATATGCGCGACCGAGTTCTTGGTTAATCGAAGTATAACCTAGACCAGGCGGAGCATCAGAAGGCTTGTAGTTCGGAACCCGCTCTACAACAAACTCTATGTTCGGATGAAACATGCCTTGCAAGATGCTTTTCAAGGCATAGGACTCATTATATCGAAGAACCGCTAGACGGTCTTCTTTCTTACTTCTCTGTTGAAACTCGTCAAAAATTTCGTAAATGTTCTTAGTAGCCACCTTAAAACTCATCTATCACTTCCAGTAGGTTTCTCAACCTGTTTTCAATAAAATAGTTCAACATCTTCTGCTTATTACCAGGCTTTGTAGTATTGAACGCCTCGACAATCTGCTCTTTAATGTTCTCTGGTATATAGTCCAGATCGACCAGCATTTGATTCCGCTTATAGTTACGCATCATAACGTCGGTCGTGCAAAACTCGCTGGGGTCGCTCTGGATCCATTCAGCCAGCTTCTTACTATTTATGACCTTCTGACGCTCACCGATAGCGAACACATTGTCAGGTGAGAGTAAGTTAGGAATACCGTCACCCTTATCACCACGGATAATATGTTCTTTGATATAACTCTTGGGGTCTTCGGTCTTAACGAACCGCTTTAGGATAGGGCTGTATTGCGTGACATTAGGATACTTCTGGAGTTGAACGAAGTCCTTGTCGCTGGAGAGAATAAGAATTTCTTCATTTGGTGACAGACGACCAGCCAAGACTGCAATGATATCGTCAGCCTCAGCACCATCAACCTCCAGAACACGATACGGGAAGTTCTCTTTCAGTTCATCACGGATTTTGTTAAGTGTCTCGAAAATGAGATGCCAGTCAAACTCAGACTTCTCACGATCCTTCTTACGGTGAGCCTTGTAAAAAGGAAAGATATCACGGCGCCAGTAGTGCTTACTGTCACAAGCAATAACAATCTCACCATACTTAGAACGGAATTGTCTGGCGTAAGACCGAAGGCTATTCAGCACCATATGCCGAATAAGATTTTCCTCAAGTTTCACCTTCGGATTAGAACCGATTTGTTGCATCAGGTTTGATATAAGAACCTGATTTAGATCAATCAAAATCATAATGTTTCCTCATTGCTATATCTATTATATAG